ATACCAACAACTCGCTTCATGAACTGCATGGCGAGCTTGCCCATATCCTTCTTGCTTATCTTGAAATCAATGACAGAGCAGCGAGAGTGGAGGGGTTCAATAATTCTATTTTTGAAATTGCACGTGAGGATAAAACCGCAATTCCTGGAAAACTCTTCCATAAAATTACGGAGTGCTGGCTGAGTGGAATTGGCGTTGAGGTAATCCGCTTCATCCAAGATGACGTACTTACGCCCTCCAGATAGAGATACTGAACTGGCGAAGTTGAGGATTTCATTTCGTAGAGTGTCGATATTGCCATTCATAGATCCGTTAATTACAATATAATCACAACCAAGCTGTTCAAGCATAGCACGGGCTACTGTCGTCTTACCAACGCCAGCCGAACCAGATAGGATTAGGTTAGGGATATTTTTTTGATCAACAAACTGTTGAAATGTTTGTTTAAGCTCAACAGGAAGGATAGCCTCTTCAATAGTTTTAGGGCGATACTTTTCTACCCAGAGAAACTCTTCATTCATAATATATCTCCATAATATAAAAGTGGGAGGAGTTATAATGACTCCTCCCGAATCACAAGTCAACTAAAAGTTGACGTTTGCTCAACGGCGATCCAATATTCGACGTCGCCGCCGATAAAATGCGAAATACCACGAGAGCTGATATTCACTTCATATTCGCCAGGAATAATTTTAATATTTTCAGACTTAAAGATAGCCTTGAAGGTCTTAGTGGTCTCTCCGATAATTATAGAGTAAAGATCACCAGAAGGGTTCTTTGAATCTGCTGCTTGTAGATAAATATTTTGACCATCACCAGCGACAATAATTTCAGGAAGACCAAGAACACCAGCCGCACGTTCAACGTCTTTCAAGTTTTCATTAATAAGCTTGAAAGAAACATCGATTGAAGGAAGATTGATTTCCTTCTCCGGAGGCTTGGTGATAGTATTCTCATCAGCAGCAACATAATGAGTTTTCTTGCTACCGTCAGAAATATCAACATACTTATCTGAAAACTTCAACTCAGGTTCGTTGAAAAGACTAAGAGTTGAAATGAACCTATCGAGATTATAGATAGCAAAACGATCAGTGAAATCAGTAGAGACCTTAGCCTTTGCCATAATCGTCTTTGAAGTAGAAATAGTCTTCAAAGTATTACCTTCTACAATCAAGATAGAAGGATTAATCTTGGCAAAGTTCTTAAGAATATTAGTTGTATTTGTATCAATTTTCATCAAGCCGCTCCATTCACGTTAAAAATGCTAGTTGCATTTTTCATAATTTCAAAAATTTGCGCTGGTGTTTCCTTACAAGACATAACCTTGCCACTCTTAAGAACCAACGCTGTCACATTAGGGCGATCATCATTAGCTGTGATAATCATAGAAGGTGGTCGGTTATACCTTTCCATAACTACGATCTCACAGTCATCAATCCAAAACTCATAGTTGGGTTCTGGGTGTGTCAAACGAATCAACATATTATACTACCTCACTTCTTTTTTGGCTTACCGCCAAGCTGACTAGGATCTGCTGTAGCCGATGCACCGATTGATGCAAGGTCCGCAAGAGAACCACCAAAGATATAACTACCGACATGCTGAAGCTTCATCCATGGGCAGAACCATGTTTTAATATCAGCCTGTTGAGCCTTCTGACAGAACCAATAATCCTCAGAAAGATAACGCTTAGAAGCAGGATCAACTTCCGCCTGAAAGAACATCATGATCTCGCGTGAACCATCGAAGTGTTCAGTGCGAACGTGATCGGGACGATAAGTATACTGCGGATAAGCTTCGGCGAACTTCTTCATTGCCTTCTTGGTAACCATCATGAAACCAGTACCGATTTCAAGAACTTCGCAAGGCTCGCTAATAGCGATGCTCTGCTGGCCACCCTTTGGGTTAAACACAAAGTCACCAACGAACTTTTCAAGAACGTTCGGATCATCATCAGCAACACCCTTATCAACGGCACGCTTGATCTTTTCCCAGCTTATGCACTTCTTAGGATAAGGACCACCGATAATCTCGTACTTATCTTCTTCTGCTGCCTGAAGAGCCATCATAGCAACGACGTCTTGTGGATTATAACCGATGTCTGAGTCAATGAACAGCATGTGCTCGGCATCAGAACGCATAAACTCATCACAGCAATAATTTCGTGCACGAGTAATCAAAGACTCGTTAAACAAGAAGTACATCTGAATAGGAATATCATACTTCGCAAAGATAGCAGCCAAGTCAGCAGTAGACTTAGCAAACATACCTGCGCACTGACCACCATACATTGGGGTGGCGATAAACAGCTTACGTTTTCTTAGTAACTCAACATCAATTTTAATTTCCATTATTTAACATCCTTATAGTGATCATTATACAAACACATAAGCGTGTAATGCAATACCTTCAACAAGTCTTCTTTATTATTACCATTCTTCTTACCATAACGCCAAAGATACTTTAGAGCTGTATTACGGAAAGTAGGAGTAGCATCATCGAGAGCAATCCAAACATCAAAACATTGAATGTTATTTTCTGTTTGGTAGTGCTGACCATATGTATAATCTATATAGTCGTGAAAATCTGAAATTATTCGATCTTCGGCATATTTATAATTAATTCTGTTCTCGACAGTCTTATTTGCCAAAAGACTAATAAGCTCTTCAATATTCCTATGTTCTACACCTTCAGTTACTGCTTCTTTATATTCAGTTTCCATAATAATTCTCCATCATATTTTTTATTGCATCGTAAACGTTTGTTTGTTCTTCATATGTATTATTAGCAAAAGTTTCTGTATTGAACATCAATGTGAAATTAGACATAATGTTTGAAACTTTTGTTTCACGACCAGCTAACCAAGTTTCATTTTGATTAGAGCCTCTTTCCTTATAACGATCTTGACGGATTGAACGATCTGTTTTAAGATAAACCAAGCTAGTGTCATAAAGGTTTACACAGTGTTCAAGGAACGAAGCTGTGAATAGTCTATCACCCTCAAATAATAGTATACTATTTTTTGGCAAATAAGCAAGGAATTTTATTGCCTCTGGCTGAACTGCCATAGACATTCTATCGGTGCCGGAAAATACTTCACCGTCTTCATACTTACCAAGGATATAGATATTATCTTTTTGTAGATACGGAACCAACTTAAATTCGCTATACTTCGGTTCAGGTTTAATATCTTCAATGATACGTTTCATAAGAGTAGTTTTACCACACCCAGGCTCGCCACCAATCGCAATAACTTTCATGTCTACTCCATAAAGTTTTCAATGCCTTTCGGCTTCATAAAATCATTTTCAAAACAATCCCACTCTTTATCCATCATAATAACTTGACCTGTAGATAGATAGTGGTTTTGTTTGTCTTTCGAAATTCCAGGATCTCCTGGCGTATCTTCTTGTCGTAGATGAGTGGGAAGACAGTCTTTTCGCATTTGCCAGAATAGATCAAAGTTCTGATCCCACTCTGACTCTGCATATCTAATACGATCATGAAACATATCCATATAAACGTTAGGGTAACGACGGTTGGGTCTGTGCCATGACTTATAGCAACAGAAAGTTGATTCTAGTGTAAAATAGGAAACATCTTTATAGAGGTGACCGAAACGAGCCTTGGCTTCTTCAAGGAGAAGTTCGCCTTCTTTTTTCAACCACTCTATAGTCTCGGGGTTATATTTTAGATCCTGCTTCCACCAATCTAAGTCATCGCGACCAAGAACCTTACAAAGACCGTTACGGTGAGAACGTGAACCATCTATATCATCAAGGAATAAACTATTGCAGTCTAAGTTAACTCCTTGAATTCTAAGGTATTCTAGATACGAGAAAGCAGAGAGACGACCGAAAGATATAAAGTTAGAACGAACATAATCCCAGGTTTTTTCGAAGTTCTTATATTTATCACCAGTATTATTAAGTTCATTAAACATATCTACCTGGGATCCAAACTTATCTACGTTCTGCTTATAAGAAGCAACGCAGTTCGGAAACCCAGTTTTACCATACTTGAAATATTTACGATCGGTATCCCAACCAGAACCAGCCTTAAACTTATGCTGGTTTTCCGACCACCATTCAGAAAGCTGTTCTAGTTTAACTTCTTTAAGATTAGGATATTTTTGAAAGATAAAATAAGTTGTAACTATGTTTTGAGAGCATCCATTGATAAAAGCAAACCATAGCTTTGTTTCCAT